CCCGCGCGCTGTCTCAACATTGTCAAACTGGAAGATCAGCGGATCGCCAATATAGCTGAACCGGCTGATGCCCTTTTCCATCAGCGCCACACCGTACTCGCCGCCGACAAGGCCGGTGACAGCGCCTAAATCTGCGATGTCTTGGAAGTCGGCCTGATTGGTGCCGACCGTCCAACTTGTCTCATCACCGATGGCAGACCACTGCACACGGTACGGATTGGTGACATAGCCTGTCACAACAAAATCCCGCACCACCGTCACATATCTTGCTGACGGTGAGCCACTGATGTCGGCAAATGCACTTGAGGAGCCAAGCTCCCAAAACTGCAACGTCTCGCCAGTATCGCCTGCCACTATGAGCTTCCTGCCAAACTGTGCGACTTGCCAGTTATCAAACGCGCCAAGCGTGTAGTTGCCTGCCTTTGACACGTTATCAAGCGCGCTGGTGGTGGTATTAAATTTATACAATTTAGTGCCATCACCCGCGAACAGATGCGTTGAGCCGGTGTTGTCTTTTGCTGCAAACACCTTTCGCAGCCGGTCATCTGCCGCACCTGACAGCGTTGCCAGATTATTCACCGACCTGTAGCCACGCGCTGCTGGCAGGACGTTCTGCGCTACACTGATCGGCACGCCAAAATCGGTTTGATCCGGCAACCATTCTCCAAACTGTATCATTGATTCAGCCACGTCCTCGTATTGCCGGTCTGGTCAGCCCATGTCTCCGCACCAGCGGCTATCACCGACCAAGAACCTGTTGCCGTTTGTTCGGTCCACGTCTCCGTACCGGCGGCGATATCACTCCATGTCTCGCCTTCATCCGCGATGGTTGACCAATCTTCGCCAAGTATCTTCGGGCTGACCGACGCGCTGATAACTGCTGCGCCAGAACCATCCATAATGGCAGTGAAGTTCTGCGCGCCCGATGCTGAGACGACGGCACTTGCGCTGCCCGCCACATGCAGAATGACGTTGTAGTCTGCTGCCGCCGAAACTGACGTTGCAGCCGTGCCAGATGCGGTCTGGATACGGGTTGCAGCACCGCTTGCAGAGATTGCAAAGGTCGCGCTGCCCGGAAACACGACAACCGCAACTGCGCTTGCCGCGATGTTCAATGCGCCAGTTGCTGCCCCGCTGGCTGAATGTATCTGCACAGCCGCACCAGAGGCGCTTACAGCCGCGCTGGCGCTTGCTGACGCCGCCTGTATACGGACAGCCGCACCGGACGTGCTGAAGGCTGTAGCGACGCTTCCAGAGCCTTCAAAGAGGTTGATATTGTCAAGCGACTCCAGACTTCCGATGAAGTCCAGATTGTCGAGACTGCCCCAGTTGTCTAGCTGCTCAAGGGTCGGGCCAAGTATCTCTGCCATCTGACCCTCCGCTTATGCTGCGGTGATGGTAATGCTGCCGCTGTTGATCCGAAGAATGTCACCTGTGGCAATCGTCTTGCTGCTGTCGAAAGCGCCATGACAAAGCAGATTACCGCCCGATGAGGCATCAAAAATTCCGAAGTGCGTGATGGTGCCTTGCGACCCTGTTGCCGCCGGAAAGTTCACCGTTGCGTTTGATGCCGCGCTGCCACCAGATGCTGCCGCGAAGGTGATGGCCTGACGCGCATATCCGTTGCCGCTTGTCTCTGTGCCAGACGCATCATCTGCAAGGCTCTCGCCAGCGTGGCCGATATAGACTGCCGATGGCATGGTAAAGGACGAGGTGCCGAGAAGATGGTCAAGAACCTTCAACTCCGCATAATCAGAAAGTGCAGACATGATATGCTCCTACGATGCTACAGAGTTTTGCCGCTGGTAGATGCTCGTCATGTGGAGCGTTCCAGTGCCGTAATGCGCGCGTTGCTCGTCTTTCTTGATTTCCTCAATCGCGCGGGAAAACTTCTGGTCATAGACTTGCGCCCTGGCGTCATCCATGAGGTACAGATACGCCTCGACCAAAGCGCCGTTGAGGTAGGCGTCGGGATGGCGTGTAAGAATGTTGTTGGTGGCGTTGCTGTCGCTAAGAGCTTCCAGACTGCCGATATAGACAATCTCTGCGGTGTAGTCAGAGTCTGGGATGGGGCGAAACTTAATCTCAGTGCCGACGATGCTGTAGGCAAGCGGCTTGCCCCCCGCACCACTAAACTGGCTGTCCAGTGCTGTGGGTGAACGGTATTCCAATACAGTGTTTGGGCTGGTGTTCAGCTTTACCTCACGCACCTCACGCAGATCCGTGGGCAGCGCCACATACTCATCATTCGCAGTCAGCGTTGCCGTGGCACGCTTCTCTTGGCTGCGCGTCTCCAATTCACGAGACATGCGCGCTTCTGCAAGGCTGACGAAGTCGGGTATCTGCGTTGTAAGGTCAGAGCGTGCTAGGAAGTTGGCTACAGCCGTCTTCAACTCACTGTATGTGCTGATGCTCATAAGCTGCCACCACCGGTCCTAAAATAGCGATTGTCGTAATCATTCAACCACTTTCTCCAAGCGGTCGGGTTGTCACGCGGCGCGCCATACTTTTCGACAAGCTGCAAATAGATGACGTTGGGTATCTCAGCGACTTGCTGCCAATGGCGCTGCGTATCGCCAATCATATTGCCGTATTGCCACTCATTCGCCTTCTTCTTGTTTTCATCAAGAAGCGGCGTGACGTGCTGCGTTTCTTCGATGACGTATCCATCGCCATCGTCGTGCATCCAGACTTCTTTGCCGGATGTCTCATCTTTCTTAATCAGGCGCTTTGCCATGAAACCTCCAATAAAAAAGGGCAGCCGAAGCTGCCCTCTCTTGTTTGTGTGAACAGTTGTTAGCTGCCATTCAGTCCGATGACTGCACCGTGTGCTTTCGGCGCTTTGACCTTCAATGCCCACTCGCAAACGATTTGCGACTTCTCGGCATCACCAGTGTTGGCAATATCGTTTTCAGCGAAATTGCGTCCAGTGAGAGTCGAGAGGCATACAAAGTTCGGGTCAATCACGAACAGCTTGTCGTTGCTCATAAAGCGGCTCGGCGTAATGTCGAGCGTACCGAAGTCGGTCAGATAGACGGCAGTAGAACCAACGAAGGTTGGTGCCTTGCCCTCAGTCATGTTGACTTGGTTGCTTACGAGGTTGGTGCCGCTCTGCGTCAGATCGCTGATGTTGGCGCGATTGGTTGCAGAACATACCAGCATCGACGGGTTGCCACCGTCTTGCCATGCTGCGGTGACGGCTGTGTCGATCTTTGCCAGCGTCAGAGCGGCAGCAGTGCCGGTAACGTCAGCAGTGTCAGTACCGTCACCAGTAGCAAACGCCATGTCAGACGGCGCATCACCATTGGTAATCCAAGTCAGCAGGGATGCAGACTTGCGCGGCTCAGAAGCGGAACGCGCTACGTTGGTGTCACCGATCATCTTTTCGATGTCACGACGAAGCTCAAGTCCCTTCAAAACACGCTGGTAAGCTACTTCCCGGTCGCGCCCCGCCTTGTCAACTGCATCGAGGGTATTACTTACGATATACCCCTTCTGACTGATCTGATGATAGTTGCCGAGACGTGACGTAGCAGTAACGCCGCTGTCCGACATGTCAGCGCCTTCGTTGACGTGGTTGTCAGTAGCAGCAGATGCAAGTTCCTGCACTTGCCACTCGGTGAAAATGCCATTGGAAGTTTCCTTCTCAATGGAGCTAAAAATTGGCGTTTCGTCTGAGTCCACTTTGTAGATGATATCTGCAAGTGTCTCCCGCTCGCCTACAGCGGTTGCAGTGGTGGCCGTTGCCATAATGTAACCTCACTAGGTTTGAGTTTTCAGAAGATAGTCCACAGCATTTGCGATGCTTGGTGCTTGGTTGAATTGCGCCCGTTGCTTTCTACGGGTGCTTGCTTGGACTTCTTTCTTGCTGCGAGGAGTGCCGGACTTTGCCATCTTCGGTGCCTTACGCACCTTCTTCTTGGCTGTCTTTGCTTGATCGCTGATCTTGCTCAACTGCCATGAATCATACAGTGCCTTGATGGCACGATGGTCAGCTGCCGCATCAATTTCTTCTTGAGTGTAACCAAACTCACGCTTGGCAAACTCAATCAGTTCTGTGCGCTCGGACTGACGAACAGTATCGTCGCGCCACTGCGGTATCTTCTCGAACATCAGTTCAGCTTCTTGCGCTAGGTGACTTTTTAACACCTCACGTTGCTCAATCTGCTGTTCACGCATGATCCTCTGATTTTCAACTTCAAGCTGCTTTGTGCGCTCTTGCTTCCGCTGATAATCAGTGTATTGGCGGGCATATTCCTCTGCTGGCAAGGTGGTTCTCAGGTTGTCCCAATCTGGTTCAGCGTTAGTCTGACTCAGGTATTGCAACACCTGTTGAAGTCCCTGCTGGTATGCGTCACGCTCTTGCGCTGCCTGCGTCCGCTCTGCCTCTAGTGCTTTGCGGTCTTCGGCGTTCTTTTGCATACCCTTCGTAAAAGCCGCCTGACGTTGATAGCCTTTAGCCGCTTCCTCCAGCGTCACCTCATAGGTTTCACCGTCAACAGTGACGGAAACCATCTCAGGTTGCTCTTGGTCGTCGTCCTCGACATCATCTTCGTCAGTGACATCATCATCCTCGGCAGCTTCTTCCTCGGCTTCTTCAACCTCGGCTTCTTCTACCTCGTCTGACTCGGTAACCTCCTCGTCTTCTTCGACTTGAGGCTCCTGCTGCGCTTCTTCTTCTACCGTTTCCGCTTCTGGCGGGGGCGTTGCGAGAAGGCTAGTTGCGTCCGCGATGGACAGGTTGCTGGTTCCGTCAGGATTATCAGCCATAAATCACCTATTTTTTCAGTTGGTCTAAGTTCGCCTGTGCGACCTTTCCACTTTCAATGACCGTGTGGAGATGGCCTTTCAGTGCTTGAAGGGCCGACAGCAAGTGATAAATGCGCTCCCGGTTGTCAGTGTCTGCAACCGACGAATTACGCCACGCATCTATGAAATTCGTTTCCAGTGTATCGAAGGCTTCGACAAGGATTGGCTCACGAAGCAAAGCCTCTGCCTTGGCTGCACGCTCTACGTCGTGCCTCAGTTTTCCCTCACGCATTACAGCAGCTTCGTAAACCCTGTGGTATCCATCGGGTTGCGATAGAACGAAGGTCGATAAGCGTAAGACTGCGTAAAGGCGCGGTTCGCATCAGCAAAGTTGAAACCGCTAGGTAGGTTTGCAGGCGCATCGTCCAGACTGGTGCGCCGATAGAACATATCGCCAGACGCGGTGGAGGAATCCGCGTCACCTCGCAGTTCACGCTTTGTCTTGCGACGGCACGCCTGCAAATCTTCGTCAAACGTGTACCCATCTGGGCATTGTTCGGTGCCGGTCATTGGGTTTGTGACGGGCGGAACCGTGTCGCCGCCGTCGTCATTGCCAGCCGCTGCCATGTCCGAAATTGGGTCGGTGCCAGTAAGGCGGTTGTATTGATCGCGATATCCGGTCAGCCGACCTTCCTGATTGTAGACCGGCGAAAACAAGTTCGGGTCATTAAGATACGACTGATACGCTTCGCTATCCCTGTCACCAATTCGGGTGTTCATGCCGTCGATGAATTGTTGATTCATAAACTTGGTAGCGCCGCCAAAAAGGCCAGAAGCATTGTTGATATTGTTCTGCGCCGCACCCACCGCGTCATTTAGCATGGCTTGATAGGCGTCATAACCAGCTTGCCGCTGATCAAGGCCCATCGCACGGTCAGATTCTTGCTGCCTAAAACGCTCTGCGGCCGTAGTGCCAAGCACCGGCCCATCAGCTAAATCTCCAAAGTAAGACGCATCGCCAGAGATTATCTCACCAGAATTTGTGTCAAACACCGCTCCACCAACGCCAGTTATCGATGAAGGGGCACCAGAGGTTGCAACAGTGCCTAGATTCACTGGCTGTGGAGGAAACGCCACATTGGCTATGGCGTCCTGCACAGGCCGCGTACCCGCAAGCATGGCAGTTTCAGTATCAATATACTGCTGCATCTGACCTGGAGGCGCGGCAGAGGCAACATCCAAAATGTTTTGGGTCGCCTGTATCAGCGTGTCATTGTCATCATCGTTCTGATTGAAGCTCGGTGCATAGGAGTAGTTTCCGATGTTACCGCCCGACTGCTGGACCGCCGCTGCTGCAATATCCTGTTGCAGTTCTTCGTCAAGATCCTCGTCGCTAATGTCGCTTCCGCCACCACTGTCTTCCGGGTCGCCGCCAGCAAAGCACCAAAGCATGTTTTCAAACTGCTCGTCTGCCTTGCCATCAATCAGGTATTTAAGTTTTGACATATCCCGCTCTTTTCTTTGCAGGCCGATACCAATCACCACGCACACCCTCGCCATGGATGTCGCGGAAGAACCTCTGCGTTTGCCGTAAAATGCCCCCAACGCCGCCAAACGGGGCGATGAAGTCCGAAATAAAGATGTTCTCGCCGCAGGCCCATTGACCGGGCTGCATCCAGCGCGCGCCGCCCCTCAACTCCTCAAGCAACTCGTCGCTGACATAGGCGTAGCTGATGAAGGCAACTGGCTTGCCGTCATCGTGAAACAACAGGTATTGCCCCCTTTCAATCGGGGGCAGGAACAGATGCTTGATCTTGCCAAATGTCCACTTGTTGTACTTGCCACTTGCTGCCAGCAAGTAACAAACGTCGCCAAATGGGTTACGCACGCGGCAGATTGGTGCTGATGTTTGCGCCTAGCTGCGCCTCTTGCTGACGAAGCTGTGCCTCTAAGATCAACTCCTGTCGGCGCAGTTCCAGATCCGCCTGCATCTTCTCGCGGGCCAAAGCAATCTCTTGCTCCATCTTGGCCTTCTTCAACTCAAACTCCTGCTGAACCTTGATCATCTCAGGATTCTGCGACATCTGCTGGTCTTGCTGCTGCTTGGCCGCAACTTGCTGCGCGACAACCTGTGGCGGGTTGAAGAACCGCCCAGTGTCTTTGAAGCCGCCAATCTCAACAATCTCTTGCAGCATGGCCGCATATTGCGGCAGACCGCACAACGGGTTGTCCGGCCCAAGCTGGCCAAGAATGGTCTTGCCTTCGGCCATCATGGCTTGGATGAAAGCAATCTTTTGCTCGTCATCCGCAGTGCCAAGACCGACGTTCACGATGACATCAAACTCGCTGTCAAACTCGCGTGGGTCAATCGGCACAAACTGGTTACGCAGGCGCACAATGCGCTCCTGCTGCTGATACTCAGCCACCAGCTTCAAGATGCCACGGAACAAGTCCTTAACACCCGTCTCCGCGAATGTGCGCGCATAGCTCTCAAGTTTGGCCTGCGCTCCACGAACCGTTGCAGACACGGCGCTTGCCGTGGTGCTTTGAAGGGCGTTGGCGTCAAGACCCTGCGATGCCTTGCTCATGCCGGTACGAGATTCCTTCACCTCGTCCAAATAGCGCATCAGAGGCTGTACCTCTCCGCCTACACCCTGCCCAGAGAGCGTTTGCACCGCCCCTGGCTGACGTACACGCACGATGCCGCCCGCAGTGCCGTCCAACAGATCATCAAGGTTCACCATGCCTTCTACGGCAATGGTGCGCGGATTGACCGTCAGATAGGTGGCATCAAGGTACTGACGCATCAGCGTGGACTTGATGACCTGTAGGTCTTCCGTCAGATCAAAGATGGACCGTCCGACAAGCCGGTGCGGCA